AGGGATCGATCTCGATGTTGTTGAATGACCGGGAACGCGCCGAAGCCGTGGCCGACGTCGCCCGGCTGATCCTCTCCTCCGGCCAGACAGCACGCGTCTTGCGCGTGGTTCCCGGCGAGCGGCTCTACGGCACCGACGATGCCGAATACGCGGAAGTCTCTGTCATCCCCCTCGAATTGAATGAAACCCCGCCGGAGGAGCTGAGCGGCAAGATCGACGCGCTCGCCTGCGTCCTTCCGGATGCCGATGTCCGGGGTGAAGACCGCCTGGCCGCAGACAGGGAAACCTATCGCATACAGAGTGTGGAAGAAGAACACTTCTTCGGCACCGTCACTCATAAGAACCTGCAACTGGTGAAGCTCAATGGGCGTTAGGCGGACCGGTGACTGGAACAAGGCCAAAACCAAGCTGAATGGCACCCTTGGTCCCCGAATCGCCATGGCCCTCCAGCAGGCGACCATCCGCAATGCCCTGTTTCTTGTCCGGGAGATTCAACGCGGTATCCGCAATCAAGCCCCCGGCGGGCAGGCGTTTGCCAAGCTGGCCGACAGCACCATTGAACGTAAAGGCTCCAGCAAGGCGCTTATCGACACCGGTTTTCTGATCAATTCCATCACCCAGAAGATCATGGCGGACAAGGCATTTGTCGGTCTGCTCCGGGGAACCGTCAACAAGGACGGTGAAAGCATGGTGAATATCGGCGCTGTCATGGAATACGGAGCCACCATCAACCACCCGAACGGGGCGACCATTATCATTCCGGCCAGACCTTTCCTTCATCCCGTCATGCAGAAATACCGCAAAGAGATTGAGCAAAATTATCGCGCAGCCCTGAAAGGCATTCTCTGATCCGACACATCCGCAGCGCTTCCGGTAAGTAATCTGGCAGAAACAACCGGAGGCTACCGTGAGCACAATACGAACCGTTACAGAAACACTGATCAGGCAGGTCAAAGCCGACATCCATCCGGATGCCGTGCTGGTTCTGCCTGATGATGTTTTTGAAGTTCAGCGCACGCCCAGCGTCATTTTGCAGGGGCCGCGAGTCAGCGAAAACAAACTGCGCCGCAGCCAAAGCCGCCTGATCGAAAAGGACGTGGACGCTCTGTCATTCGAAGAGTGTTCTTTTCCGCGTCTCTATCATCTCGACTTTGACCTGATTGTGACGGTGGACCGTGAGATCGAGCTCCTTGAATTTCAGGAGTCGGTCTCCCGCTTTGTCCAGCGCAACCCCGTTTTGACCATTACGGATCAGGGCCAACTCAACCTGACGGAGATCGCTCCGCTGGGCGGCCTGAACCGGGTCAACCTTTCCAATCTGAAGCAAAGCTCCGGACGCATCCGCATTGAAGACTGTCCTGTTTACGATGGCGAAATCCAAAGCGGCCATCTGATCAAGGACCGAACTTTCCAGTTTCACGGCAGCGTGAATGAAGAACGAACCTATGAACCCAAAGGAGATGAACAGTGATTGAAATCAGAAACCTTCAGTTTCAACCGCTCACCTTCAATCTGGCCGGAGACAGAACATTGCATCTCGGCCCGCGTGAGCGCACCTCGATTCCACAAAAGGATATCTCACCAGAAATCACGCTTGCTGAAAAACGCGGCTTGGTGGGCCTTTCAAAACCGGAAGAGAAAAAACCCTCCGTTTCAGATGAGACGGCTGAAACCACTGAACCCAAAACCACGAAACGGAGGAAATAACGATGCCAGCATATCTATCTCCCGGCATTTACACCCGGGAAACCGACTTCAGTTTTTATGTGAAGCAGATCTCCACCTCGGCGGCTGCCATGGTGGGTATCACCGAAAAAGGCCCGGTCAACAAACCGGTGCTGGTAACGAGCTGGGAGCAGTTTATCAATAAATTCGGCTCCTACATCAATGAAGGATACCTGGCTTATGCGGCCAGAGCCTTTTTCGACAATGGCGGTTCGATTCTCTATGTCTGCCGCGTTGCCCACTATACCGATATCACCGACAAGAGCACGTTGACGGCTTTGAATTCCAACATGACCATTGCCGATCGCAATGCGACACCGGCACCGGCCCTTCAGGTCAATGCGGCCAACCCCGGAACATGGGGCGACCGTATTTCCGTGACGGTCGAGGACGGCTCTCTGGACCCGGCCAACGCCTTCAATCTCGTTGTCAAATACAAGGACAACATCGTCGAGGTGTTCAAAGACCTATCTATGGATGAGACGTCGGCCAATCATGTGGAACTCATGATCAATGAGGTCTCGGACTACATCACGGTCAGCGACCTTTCTCCGAGCACCGGAACAGCTGAAGACAGGCCCGTTGCAGGCACCTATCAGCTTGTTGGTGGCGATAACGGCCTCTCTGGTGTGACCGATTCAGATTATATCGGCGACCCGTCGCAGCATACCGGGCTCTATGCCTTTGATGAGATCGATGCGCTGAACCTGCTCATGGTCCCCGGTGTTACAACCGTTCCGGTTATCAATGCCGGAATCACGTATGCGGAAAACCGCAAAGGCCTTCTATTCATTGCCGACACGCCGTTCATGCTTGAACCGCTGGAGGTCGTTGATTTCAGAAAGGGTCAGGGAACCTACACCCACGCGGCATTCAACTCGTCTTACGCGGCTCTCTATTATCCGTGGCTGGAAATCAGCGATCCCATCACCGCCCGCAAGAAATACATCCCTCCCTGTGGCGCTGTAGCCGGGTGCTGTGCCCGAAGCGACCAGAAGACCTACGTCTGGTGGGCTCCGGCTGGAATCGACCGTGGCCGCATTTTCAACGCGGTATCGGTCGCCTACAAAACCAGCCGTGGTGAACGCGATGTGCTCTATCCCGAAGGGGTCAATGTCATTGCCGTTTTCCCGGACACCGGCATCAACATCTGGGGCCAGAAGACTCTCCAGAGTCAGCCGTCAGCGGTGGACCGAATCAATGTCCGTCGTCTGATGATGTACATGGAGGAAGCCATCTCCGAGTCATCCCGTTTTGTGGTGTTCGAGCCGAACAATCCGCAGACATGGCGGGCGCTCGGTCGTCTGATCAACCCCTTCCTGCAGGACATCAAGGAGAAAGGCGGTCTCTATGATTACGCCTTCCAGTGTGATGAGGAAACCAACACTCCGGCGGTTATCGATCGCAATGAAATGATTGCCCGGGTGTTCGTCAAGCCGACCAAGACGGCGGAATTCATCGAACTGAATTTCATCCTGACCGGCACCGGCGCGGACTTCAGTGAAATCATTTAATCAGGAGATACAACCATGAGAAGTGGAAATATGCCCAAGAGCCTTTACCAGAACTGGCAATTTGCCATTGAGGTGAACGGCTTTGACGTGGCCCTGTTTCACAAGGGACAGGAGCCGAAAACGGAATTCGAGGAAGTGGCCTTTGCGCCTGCAGGTTCCATGTTCGACCAGAAGGTGGCCGGACGCGTGAAGTTTGAGGACATCACCCTCGAAAAAGGAATCCTTCAGGACGGCTCTGACGAGGCTGCCCGTGAATGGGTGAAAAAGCAGGTTGATGTCAATGCAGTGACCGGTGGTCTGCCTGCCGATTATCTGAAGGATATCGATGTGGTGCGCTATGACCGCAGCGGCAATGAAACCAGACGCTGGACGCTGCATGGCGCATGGATCAAGACCTTGGAATACGACGAACTCGAAGGCGGCAATACCGAAAACACCATCGAGAAACTGACCATCTGCTACCAGTACTGGACCTGATAAACAAGGAGTGAAGCAATGTATACCTATGAATTACCCAGTGGCATCGAGATCGAACTCAAGGAGATGACCGGTGCCGAAGAAGAGCTCCTGACCAACCAACGCCTGATCCGCAATGGAGAGGCGATCAATCAGGTGCTCAGAAACTGTACCGTCCGCCTTGGCGAGAATGAAAAGCCAGCGGTGAACGATATTCTCGATCTGCTCTCGGGCGACCGCCTTTTTGCATTGGTCAAGCTGCGCCAGATTTCTCTCGGAGACGAAGTGGAATTGGAACTGACGTGTCCCAATGCCTCGTGTCGCATGACCAACTATGTGACGGTTAATCTGGAGGATCTCAAAGTCACTCCTTACACCGAGGAGCGTGAGTTTGAATTCAAGCTGCCCGGCTCTAAGAAAGCGGTCCGTTTCGGTCTGCTTGATGGCCACAAGGAAAAGCGTCTCGCCGCTTTGCGCGAGCCGAACATTTCCTCGGCCATGATGATTCGACTCATCGAGATTGACGGAAAGGCACCCAGCAAGAAATCCCTCGCTGAAATGCCCATGCGCGACCGCAGTGCCCTGCGACAGGAAATGGCCCGGGTGGATGCCGGTATCGATACAACGGTCGAAGTCGACTGCGATGGTTGCGGCACCCGGATCAGAACACGTCTCGAGGCCGAACCGGCTTTTTTATTTCCAGGAGTTCGCTTGTAAGCGACAGCTTCTTTCTCGCCTATGGCGGGCTCCACTGGAGTTATCAGGAAATCCGATCACTGCCGCTCAGGCTTCGACAGCAGTTTGTGGAAGCCTTGGAGCGGCAGATTGATTTTGAACGGGAGCAAATGGATAAGCGATGATGAATAACGACCTTGGACTGGGCATTGTCGTATCGATGAAGGATGCGTTCTCACAGAACGCCCAGCGCATTGAAAGTTCGATGACAAGCCTTGACGGAACCGTCGCGGCCGCCAGTGAACGCATGACCAGAAATCTGGATCGTATCCAGAAAGGCACCATGATGGTTGGTGCCGGTCTTGCGCTCATGGCCGCGCCTGTTGCCTTGGTCGCATCTACCGCTGCCACTCAAAAAGCCCTCGGGGAACTGGCATCGCTTGGAGTCAAGGACCTCGGTGCCATCGAGGATGCCGCCGAATCCTTCACCAACCAGTGGTCGGGAGCCAACAAAGCGGCTTTCATCACGGCTACCTACGATGTGAAGTCGGCCTTATCCAATCTCAGCGATGAGGCCGTCGGTGTCTTCACCAACATGGCCGGTCTCACAGCCAAAGCCACCAAAGCGACCACACAGGAGATGGTCGGAACCTTCACCACGGCTTACGGCATCTTCAAACCCATCATGGCGGATATGACCGACATGGAATGGGCCACCGCCTTTTCAGGAGCCATGGCCCAAACCGTGGCATCGTTCAAGACCAACGGAACCCAGATGGCCGATGCGATCAAAAACATCGGTGCCGTTGCTGCTGCCAACAATATTCCTCTGCAGGAACAGCTGGCAATCCTCGGTCAGTTGCAGACCACCATGCCGGGCTCAGAAGCGGGAACACTTTACAAGGCATTCATCATGAAAGCGGCCGAGGCTGGTGATCAGCTCGGGCTCTCGTTCACCGATACAACCGGCCGTCTCAAAGGTGTCATTCCCATTTTGCAGGAGATCAAACAGCAGTTCCCGGATTTGTCCCAGGCCGCAGCTCAGGTGAAGCTGAAGAAAGCCTTTGGTTCCGACGAGGCGGTCAAGTTCCTGCTGCAGATGGCGGCCGGAACGGAATCGCTTGAAAGCAATATCAAGTCAGTCGGCACAGCCATGAAAACGGGAACGGCCGTCACCAATCAGATGGCCAGTGCCATGAATCAGGATATCGGAGCCCAGTTTGGATTAATCCGTCAGCAGATGTCCAACCTGACCGAAATACTGGGTCGCACATTACTACCGGTCGTCACCCCGGTAATGAACGGCATCTCCCGCTTCATTTTGTTCCTGCAGAAACTGGCCAAATCCATGCCCGGAGTCACCCGGGTAGTTTTGACGCTCTCCATGGCGCTTGGAGCGGTGCTGGTCGTTGCCGGAGCGGTCACTTCGGCCGTCGGACTGGTCGGACTCATGCTTCCGGCAATCAAGGCCGGGTTCGTCGCCATCAGTGCAGCGGCCGCAGGTGTCGGCTCCGCCATTGCTACATATTTTTTGCCGATCACCGCCGCCATTGCCGGTGTGGTTCTGGCGGTCTATCTGCTGAAACGGGCACGGGAGACAAACTTCGGAGGAATCCGGGATGTGGTGCTCGGGACATGGAACAAGATCAAACTGGTCTTCGAGGGCGTAAAGACGCTCATCTCATCTTTGAGCGGCTCCACCGGCCAGATGTCAGCCGAGCTTGCCAACCGACTCAAATCAGCCGGGCTCCTCGGTTTTGTCGTGACCGTCTTCAAGGTCTATTACCGGGTGCGGGAATACCTGTCCGGGCTGTGGGAAGCCTTCTCACACGCCTTCGGTCGAATCCGGGCCATTCTCGAACCAGCCGTAAAGGCGATGATCTCAGCCTATGCCACCCTCTATAAAGCCATCTTCTCGGTGGTGGAAATATTTGGTGTCTCGGCCAATTCAGCGGACGGATCGGCGTGGCGAAAGTTTGGTTCCGTAGTTGGTACGGTTGCCGGTGTTCTGCTGCAGGGTCTGGCTTATGCACTCCGCATCGTGGTCTGGAATATCACGATGGTTGTTAAAGCACTGGCCATTGTGGTGAGAAGCGTCGTCTTGGTTGGCAAGGTGATCGTCGGTTCACTGATCTATGCCACCAAATTCATCTACAAATTTCTGCTACCGGTCCGGCTGATTGCTCAGGCGTTTGTGGCCGCCGGGAAGATTATCTATTCCGTCTGGCAGGTACTGACCGGAGATGTCTCACTGCTGGATGGATTGAAGGCTATTGGCGGAGCGGTCTTTGATTTTTTGGCAACCCCGTTCAGGTGGGCACGCGATGTTATCAGCGGAATCTGGAACTTCATTACCTCCGTTTTTGACGGGATGGTTCGGTTCTTTGTGGCTGCCGGTGATCGTATCGTCAGCGTGTTCATAAATCTGCCGATAGTCAGCACGTTGCGTAATCTGTTCACCACAGTGAGGAGCTTCTTCTCGGGCGACATGACCTTTTTCGAAGCCGGGAAAAAGATGCTTGTCACGCTGGGTGAAGGCATCTGGTCGGCGGTTACCTATCCATTCCGTATGCTGAAGAACGCGCTCGGCAAGCTGCGAAGCCTGTTGCCGTTCTCCGATGCCAAGGAAGGTCCGCTATCGACGCTGACTGCGTCTGGTCAAGCCCTGCTCAAAACACTGGCGGATGGAATGCTTTCCACGCTGGCATTGCCTGCAAAAGTGTTCTCCTTCGCAGCTCGTGGAGTTCTGTCTGCACTGTCTGGTGTCTGGAACGGGCTCAAATCAGCGGGCCAGACCGCAATGAATCTGCTTGCTGCTCCTTTCAGAACGGCAGGCAATCTCTGGGGTTCACTGGTTGATGGTGCCGGATCGATGGTATCCAAAGCCGGTAGCATGATCAAAGGTGCGTTAAGCAATCTCATCCCGGAACTGTCTTTGCCGGATTCTTGGAGTGGTGTTTGGAATAAGTTGTCCGCCGGTGCTACGGCGGTCAAACAGACCTTCACATCCACCTTCAGCGGGCTAAAAAACATTATCGGTTCCGGTATTTCATCGGTGGCTGAAAAAGGAACAGCCCTCTGGAGCCAGGTTAAGTCCGGTGTGGGCGGCGTCATTCAGTCGGTAAAACAGAAAGCCTCCGGACTGCTCAGTGGTGCTTGGAGCGGTATCAAGTCCTTATTCTCATCTTCACCAGCACCGGAAGCCAAGGCTGCCCCCAGATTACAGACGGCTTCTGCCAAACCATCTGTCGTTCAGCAAAGCGCCGGTCGATTTGCTTTGATCCCGAGTCTCGATAAAAAGCTCATCCCGACGGTGTTTTCCGCCGTGCTGATGCTTTCGCCGGTCATGGCTTCCGCAATTCCGGTCGTGAATGCAGGGCCAGCCGGAGCAGCCGACGTTACAGCGAAAATTCCGGTAAGTAAGCCTTA